CGAATCTCTTCCAGCAATTGGAGAGTGTGTCTGTCCAAAAACAGATGACACTCTTTGAAGAATATGAATTATTCGAGCAAGATGGGTATATTACAGTATACCCCGATTTAAAAACATTGCTCACTAAAAAAGAATCTCCAGAATCTATGGAGGTAGAAAAAGGTTCAATCACCTTTTAAAAAATGATTGACAACATGTGAACTTTATAGTATGATACAAATCTTAATATTTCAGTAATACAAGGAAAATACAAATATGTCACTTGCTTCACTTAAAAAATCCCGTGGTTCTTCTATCGATAAACTCGTAAATGCAGCAGCAAAGCTTAATGAGTCTTCTGCTGATGTGCGCAACGGTCCAGATGAGCGTATCTGGAAACCTACTGTTGACAAGGCAGGGAATGGCTATGCTGTTGTTCGTTTTCTTCCTGCACCAGAAGGTGAAGAGTTGCCATGGGTTCGGTATTGGGATCATGGATTTCAAGGCAAGACCACAGGTATGTGGTATATCGAGAAGTCTTTGACTTCGATTGGTCTTAAAGACCCTGTAGGTGAGTTGAACTCGCAGCTATGGAACTCTGGTATTGATGAGGATAAAGAAACCGCACGCAAACAAAAGCGTCGTCTGCATTATGTTTCTAACATCTATGTAGTCTCCGATTCTGGCAATCCTGAGAATGAAGGTAAAGTCTTTCTGTATCAGTATGGCAAGAAAATCTTTGATAAACTGATGGAATCTATGCAGCCTCAGTTTGAAGACGAAGATCCAATCAATCCATTTGATCTTTGGGAAGGTGCAGATTTTAAACTCAAGATTCGTAATGTAGAAGGGTATCGGAACTATGATCGTTCTGAGTTTGCATCTCCAGGTGCATTGGCAGATGATGATGCACTAGATGCTATTTACTCTAAGGTTTATCCACTGGGTGAGTTTACTGATCCTACCAACTATAAGTCTTATGACGAACTGAAAGCACGTCTGAATGCCGTGTTGGGTGCTAGTGAAAGCTTTACTGCTCAACAACAGGAAGACCTGTCGGTGACTGCAGAATCTACACCAATGAAAAGTGTAGAACCTGTAGAAACTTCTTCAGCAAATAGCAGTGATGAAGATGATACAATGTCGTACTTCTCACGTCTCGCTAACGAGGACTAATTAGAAGCCTCCACCACCTCCCAGCAGCCCTTTGTTCATGTAAATGTCTTGTGCTGCTGGGATATCGGATGCGATGGTTGTCGATTGAGCATTTCTAATAGTACTGCTTTGATTGATGACCGTCGTACCACCCGCAACAGCACCTTGAACATTTTGTAAGTTCTGTCTATTTAATTCTAGGATTTGAGCTTCTAATCGAGCATTACGTTCTGCGATTCTTCGTGCAGCGCCTTCTTGACCAGGGATACCAGCTTCAAAACCTTCACTGATAACGAGAGTCTTAGGTGCGCCAGGAATCCATCCAAATGGATTAGGTATTTCGATTCTAGGAACGCTAATACGCAAGTTCTCAGATAAGAACTTCACAATTCTATCTGGAACATTCTGGATTAAAGTAACAATTTTTAATAAAGCAATTTCAGCATTAACTGTAAGTTGCCTGACAAATTCATCCATTGCTAGGCCAATTTTCTCAAAGGTTTCTGGAATAATTCCTTCAATTAAGTTTAAAATCATTCCAACAGGAGAAAGGCTGAATATTGCGCCAAGCGCTTCTTTTGCCTTTTCTAATGAAAACTCTCCTTTGAAAAGATCGCCAACGAAACTGGCAATCTTACCTACATCATCAAAGATTCCTCCAATCAGATTAGAGAATAATTCTTTGAAAGAAAACTCATTTAGAACTTCTTGTGCGTTTTCAAATCCAAGTTTACCTAAAACAAAAGCTGTAGCATTTTTAAGAAGATCCAATGGCGCTGCAATTAATGAACTAAAGAATCCCGTAACTGCACCCTCTAATGCTCCAATAATGCCCGCATCTTGATATCCCTCAATCGCTCCTTTTATTGTATCATATGCAGTAATAAAAATAGTTAAAGGTAAGAATAATTTACCCAAAATTTTACCAAAGCCTTTTACGAAGTCGAGTGTTGGTATGATTTTTGCAGAAATTTTTGCCACTCTAACACCCAAGTCTTCAAAAAATAGTGAAAGTCTGGCTAACAAATTAGCAATAGCGCCCATACCAGGTATTGTTCGCAACTTAAATGCTGCGTTTTCGATAACCTGTAAACCTGCTGATATACTTTTAAACGTGCCCTCTAATGCTAATAGTAAACCTTTTGTGAATACTTTAGCAAGATCCGTAATTATTTTTCTTACTGCTGATAAAAATCCTGTAATATCAGAAACTAAAGAACTTATGCCTAGAATATCTAGAACACCCAGCCCAGCGATACTAAATAGTCCCTCTTTAAAGCCTCCACGAAATCCAGCTGCTCCCATACCTCCAGTTGCAGAAGGAGGTTCTTTGCCACTATTCCTACCCGCTTCTCTTCTAGTCTCTGCCTCATCTAGGATACTTCGTTTCTGAATATCGATTAGACCTTGAATACGTTGCACAAGTGCATCGACGGCAGAAGTAGTTTTACCCTGCTCTTCGTTTTGCATTTGTAACATTGCGGTTACGTCATTTAGTGTAGCTTCTGCCATTTATTTTGCTCTCTGTCGTTCGGCTTCTTCTTCAAGATAGTTGATTAGCATAGCAAGATAGATTTCTCTCTCCCAAGGTATCATATGATCGATTTCAGTCAAAGAATAATGATGATGTTGCATTAACTGAAAGTTTACCTGATAATGATTTGTCAGGTTGTCATGAGAGAGACATACTAAAAAAAATCAGCGGTTCCTTCTAACGTCAACTTATTATCATGACCACAGCTACCACACTGAAACTCTACATCGTGTTTGAGTCGTGGCATATTCTCAATAAAATCTCGAACCTTCATGAACTGTTCTGTCGAGAACGATTCAATAAAGTTCATTACTTCTTCCGGTGTCTCTTCATCCAGCGAGAATCTTTCTTCTTTCGTTTCAACTGCGCTAATACAAGCAGCAATCATATCAAACGCCTGATCAGTTTGACTCCCTTTGTATTTAACCATTTTAGGGCCAATATCTTTCAAAGTAGGGTACTTCATTTCTAAAGTAATATCAGAAGACAGTTTAATCTTCTTTGCATTAGCTCCCTTAGGAACTTTAATATCAACCTTTGAGATATCTACTTTGATATCATTTGATGTACCACACTCAGTACACTTTGCTTTAATATCACTAGACTCACCTACAGACTTACTACGAATCTGAGTAAACAAATATTCGATATCAAAGATGGGAAGATTGCGTACACTAATCTCTTCATCGATACAAGATTCAAGAGTATCACAGATTGCTTCAAGTGATCCCAGTTCATCACCCTGTTCTAAAGCAATCATCAAGACCTTTTCTTCTTTTACCAGATATGGTCTAAATCTAACCGTTTCACCACTAGATGGAATTTTTGTAGAATACTTGATCGTCTCATTAAGTTTTGGCAAAGCCATAATGTATCTCCATTATTATCTAATTCGTTCCCAGTCAGTATAGGAAAGTTGAACGCTAAGTTGTACTAATTGATTTTGATTGTCGTCACCAAGTTCGATTGCTTGGATTGTTGTAGGAAACGCTTTTAGTAGCTTACAAGCATATATCACTGAGTTATCACCATGGTCTAGCTGTTGAATAACTACTGTCTTGGCGTATTCGCTTTTATACTTTAATTCATATGTGTCGAATCCAATAATCTCTTCTTGCCAGTTCTCAAAGTATGTTCTCATTGAGTAATCTTGGTCGAGAAGAAATGTAAGATTAACGTCTTCAGATAAGAAACCATATGGCATCTTTTGTGACATCATACCAATTGTTCTTTCATTGGTTACGATCTGACGTCCAGGAATGTTAACAGCACGGCAAAGAGCATCAATCGTTCTAGCATCTCCACCAAACTCTGTCGGTAAGATTACTCTATACCGGTCTGCTCTAGATACGCCTTGTGCGAATCTTCCTTTTAGTTCTTCAATGCTTGCCATTAAGCTACCATCTTTCTTCTAGAATCTCTGTATACTGTAGTTGAACTTGCTTTCTCAAAATCAGCGGTTGGCAAGAACGTAGCAATTTCCCATTCTGTAGGAGCAACTAAAGCGAGCCTTGATCTTAAATGTTTAGACAAGTATCTTTTAAAACACGGCTTAAATGCTCGTAATGTTGATGCTCGTTTTAACATACTATAAGATATTCTAAATTTAGTTGTTTCATCATATCTTTCATTATTTATATTGTCTAGCAGTGCATCTAAAAATTTAGCACGCAATCCCATGGGTAGATAATGCAGATTAATACCATAAAATCCACCAGGAGCAGGTTTAACCATAATGATTAGAGGAAATCTATCATAGTATGGTAGTTTCTCTTTTGTTTTAGGATCATAAAAATACATATACATGCTACCAACCGCAGGACGATTTCTGAGTTGGACTGATTCTGCACGCATTAATTCGGCACGATTAGGATTTAACTGAGACGCCTTTTTGCGAAACCATTCTCGGGATTGTTTACTTCTTGGAGTAATCCCTTTACGAAATGCCTCAAGTTCTAGTTTTTGAAATAGATCGGCCATCTACACTTTCATTCCCATTGCTCGGAGTTTTTTCTCTGTCCAGATTTGAAATTCATATCCATTATCTTTGCAGTACTCACTTGCTGCTTTCCATTTACATTGATTTTTGACATACTCTAGAGATTCACTAATATGCTTTTTAGTTCTTCTTCTGCCAGCTGGTGGTTTAGTTTGTTTTTCTGGCTTAATCTCAACTAAAATAGTTCTACCATCTTTCATGTTTAATTTTAAATCAATAAAATATCTGTGCGCACGATTATCTATTGCACTAATATAAGGAATAATAGTTTCTTCAGAAGACCAAGATTTAATCTCTGTGTTGTTTTCACACCACATAAATGCAAACTTCTCCCAGTAAGAGCGATAAATAACCTGTGTATGGTCACCGGCATACTTGGCAGGATTTTTTACTTTATATCTTCCCTTGTAGGTTTTCATTTCAAGCCATATAAATAATTAAAGACTAAAGGTATTTATAGGTAAAAAAGTGGCATTAAATTTTCCAATTGAAAGAGATGAGAAATACGAAGGCAGAATCAGCTTTACTGCTTTGAATTCTTCTACTGGTGCACAAAGGTTTGCCTCTGGTACTGGAAGCCTTTCTGCAGCAGAAGGTCGTGGTGGTCAAAGAGGCGTTGCCAGTAATAAAACAATCACGACTACCGGTGGTTCGGTAAATCTCTATCTCCCACAAGGACTGAACTTTCAGGATGGTGTTCAATATGAAAATACCGATCTTGGTGTCATCGGATCTGCTATCTCTGGTGCAGCTGGAGCCGTGTATCGTGATCCGAGTGTAAAGGGCATTCAGGCAGTTACTAGTGCTGCCTCTTCAGTTGCCGATCAAGTAACTTCAAATTTGTTTGGTGCTCAGAACCGAGAAGCTGCTGCAGGACTAGCAGAAAGATTCGCTCCAGGTGGGCTTGGTGATGCAATTGCAATGGGCACTGGTATCACAGCAAACCCACACAGAAGATCGATCTTTAGAGACGTTGCACTAAGACAGTTTAGCTTTAACTTCACAATGGTTCCTGCAAGTCCTGAAGAAGCGGCAGTATCAGAAGAAATTGTTAAGTTTTTTAGGGTTAATATGTATCCAGAAAGAACTGGTCTAGCTGGTTCTCTGTATAAATTTCCTACCAAGTTTGAAATTAGACTTTCTTATAAAGGTGAAGAAGTGGCTACTAAAATTCTTCCCTGTTATCTAACATCTACGGAAACTCAATATAATCCTAGATCTGGATCTTTTCATACAAATAGTAAATTTAATGAAATTGGTATTGCGCTATCATTCCAAGAAGAAACAACTTTAGACAAGCAAATGATTGAGGATGGATTCTAATGTCTTACTTTACTAATTTTCCATTCACCAATTATGTATTTGGTAATCAGTCTGGTTCTACTGTCTTTCAGAACTTAGGCGTTTACGTTGATCTTATAGACTTTGCCAAAGACGATGCAGCTTTCTATACCTATTACAATCTTCAGAATGGTGATAGACCGGACCAGATTTCACAGAAGCTTTATGGTCGTCCTGACTTACACTGGACGTTTGCCATTCTTAATGATGAAATTAAGATTCAAGGTTGGCCTCTATCTAATGTCGATCTTACTGCAAAAGCTAAAAAAGATTACCCCAATACAACTATTACTACTCGTACAGACATTAGTACCAAGTTTAAGGTTGGCAGTACAGTTACTGGTAGCGTCAGCCAGACTAAAGGTAAAGTCTTACGCAGACGCCTAGACTTCGGTCAGATTATTGTTGGTCAGGTATCTGAAGACAATCAGATTACTCAGACAACAGACGTGAAAGGATATATTAAGTTAGAGTTATCTAATACTAATTTAAGGTTTACAGAATTATCAGACTGGATTATTACTAAAGCTGGCGTAGCGGTTACTGCACCAACTATCGTATCTGGTGGAGCAGGATATACGTTTATCGAATATAATTTTGGTAAAAGCAATGCAAACGTTGAATATGTTTTTAATACTAAAGTTATTGAGAAAGATAAGACACTTACGTTTAACGCTGGTGAACAAATCACAACGACTGAAGATGGCATTACACAGTTTGCTATTGTAGACTCTTCGGTACTAGAGTATAATGCTACTCACCATTATGAAGATGCTGATGGAAAATATGTTGACATTACTCCTAATGCTCCTTTTGTACAAAGAATTTCCGTTGAGCTTGAACTAGATGGAGCAACCGATGCAAATGTAAACAATGCTGTAGTTAAAAGCATCAGTGCTTCTACAACTCTAGACTATTCTGCAAACGTTACCTTAACCGATATTCAAAAGAATATTGATAAAGGATTCTATACTACTACAGGATCAGTTTTAAAAGCAACTGTTGATGCATATAATGACGTAATTAACACAAGCATTACCAAGACCCTTGATGGTCTGACCGGGATCGGTGGGGCTGCCCT